TTATCTATTTGAAATAAATCGTGAAAAAAAAATTGTAAAAGGAAATCAAATTAATTTGGGATTTGAACGTTCGTTGTCTGTGGGTACTGTATTGTATGGGACAATACTTACAGACGATCTTGGTGCTACTACGTCGTTTATTATTGAAGATATCATGCACTACAAAGGTATCCCAATGGACACTGCTCGTCAAATAGATAAGCTATGTATTTTCAACAACCTATTTTCTAATATTAAGGAACCTACTAATGATAATATACGCATAATGCTACCATTTATATGGCAAACTACATTTACATCTAATGATACAGCATACCCAGACGTTTTACCTGTTGACGCACGAGATAGCTTACCATACAATGTGCATCATATTCAATACAGATCTTCTACTGAAAAAATGCCGTTTATCAATGTCTTTATTGCACGAAAGAGTGCCGGGATATCTCTACCTACACCACCGGTTATTGCACGTCCAACCATTCCTGAATATGTTCCCATTAAAATGTCGTTTGCAAAGCCACAATATAAGTATCCAGCCATTTTTCATGTAACTGCCGACATTCAATACGATATTTATCATCTATTTGCATTCGGTAAAAACAATCAACGTGTTTACTATAATGTTGCTTATATTCCAAACTATGCAACAAGTGTATTTATGAACGGATTATTTAGAAAAATTCGTGAAAATCAAAATTTGGATTTTATTGAAGAAAGTGATGACGAAGAGGACTTTCAGTGTTTGAGCGAGGATAAGTTTGTTGATACAAAGAAAACAATTCTGATTGAATGTATATTTGATCGGAAATTTAAAAAATGGACACCTATACAGGTTATGGACAGGAGGTCAAAGGTTGTACATATTTCACAACTTTAATCTAATTATTTAGTACTGTCTTTGTCTTTGTCTATTTGTTCTAATCTCTTCGCAGTTTCACGCATTTCAAATATCTCATTGTTTCTTTTGCGTATCTTAGCTCCGTCTATTTGCCGTGCACGCTCCGCGATTAACCGTTCTCTTAACTTATTTTGCATGTCAATCGTATGTTGCCTGGTTTGGGCTAACTGAGTTTGTATATCTTGACTTATGATATTTGTATTATCTGTCTTTTGTGGATATATTATACCATTTTTTAGGCGTAATTCGCGCCGGCGTATGAATTCTTCATTATTTTCACGAAGTTGTTGTTGACGTTTAAGACGCTCTGCTACGAGTGCGGTTTTATAATCACCCATACTAAACTCGTTCGTATCTTCATTGTTCATATTTAGCACTTTCTGTATAATACTACCGCCCTTATGTGTTTGTTTTATACTTTCAAATAATGGGGGGTCTTGCGTGTGATCGTCCATTGTATGTTAATATTTAGGAATTTTATATAATCTAAATAGAATATATAATGTCTGAACTATCTACTGTTGAGAACCAAATGGATGTTGTTGAACAGGTAAATCAAGTCTTACCCGACGAGTTACCCGCCGGCACTGGTGGAGGAGAGATGAACGCTCAACTCAATGGTAATGTCGCAACCGGTGGTAACGCTGAGATGCCGATCCAACTTATGGATGGTGGTAAAAAACCCAGAAAGTCCAGAAAGTCTAAGAAGTCCAAGAAGTCCAAGAAGTCTAAGGCATCTAAGAAGTCTAGACGCAACAAGTCTCACAGAAAGTAAAGCGTTATTCTTCAAACTGTATATCTATTAAACATTTTCCCTTATCCGTCCCCTTGATAGGTGACTGATAAGTGGGCTTACACCCTTCCTCGTCTGAACCGGCCTCCTCTTCTAATGCCATTTCCGCGTTCTTTGGTTCATATATACGTTTCCACGTTTGGTCCGTTTTCCAATCAAATGACATACCCTTATAGTTTACCGAATCTATTTGGCGAATACGATAATTACACTTTTTATAAAACCGCTTGCGCTGTGCCCATTGGTTTTGAAAGATGTCGTGTTTATCTACTATATCCACAACAATTGGATTTGCGTGTTTTACTCTCAATATACGACCAATTGATTGCGTAATGTCTGTCTTTGGGGTAACCATAATTAACGATGACAGCGTTTTAATATCTAATGCCTCCGCCGCCATTGCATATGTCGCAAGCACAATTTGTTTTTCTTCGGTTTCTTGTAGCTTGAGTTGCTTCATTCCGCCTACATAATAGCCAACACTCGCTAAACCTCTATGTGAGATGCCTTCAAATAAATACGTAAGCAGCGACCGGTTATGACACAATATCATTATCTGTTTATCGCAATCCTCGTTTAATAAATCGCCAACGACCTTTATTATAAAGTCGCTTCGTGGTCCGTAACTACATAACTTGACTATCATTGTACTATATTTTGGATTGCCACGAAAATCTCGGTCTACTTCGTTAAACTCGGTGTCGTTGGCAACATAGTTTATTGCACGAACGGTTACTAGATCGTCATTTTTACGGTCTTCGCTGTAAATCATATCGCCGATAAACATATACAATACCTTGGTTAGTTTGTCTTTTCGTTCAACGGTCGCCGAGATGCCCAGCATATATGGTGTGATGGTTTTAAACAGGGTTCTAGAAAACTGCTCACTGCCAATACGATGAACTTCGTCAATGATTGTTAGACCAAACTGTGCGAATGCATCTGGGTGAAACTCCTTGTCATATAATGTCTGCACCATTCCAATGACAATGTCTTTGCCTTCTATATCAAACGTCTGACCTTGTATTTTGCCCACATTTGCCCCTGGCAAGAATTCGGCTATGCGTTCTATCCATTGGTTCATTAGGAATTCTTTGTGCACGATAATGAGTGTCTTTTTTTTTAGGTTTGATATTATTTTTAAAGCCATCACCGTGTTGTGTGTAACCGTGAAATCGCCTAATACGAAACGATGGTTCCCATCTATTTCAAAACCATAGTAATCATCTACATCTAATTTTTCTAATCGGATTCTTGTATTTAAAGCATCCTTAATCTGTTTCCTTGGATAGCCTTTCTTTCTATCGCATTTTACGGGTATATCTTCCAAACCATGTCCCGAAATGCTCGCTTTGTAATACGTCCCTTCCCGTTTTTCTCCTTTATACATACACGACTTCTTACACGCAGTTTTATACGCAGCAAATCCTAATGAACGTGCCACAAATAGAATGTCATCTAGCAATGTTTCGTTTTTTTGTATGATTTCATAGCAATTATTTTGATAATATCCATCCGAGTCAATTAATCCGGCGAGTAGTTCCAATTGAACCGTCCGGTCATTGCATTTATAATTGTGAGGAATATGTTTATTATTGACTAGGTCATTCTTTTTACACATTTCCAAAAATATATTTGCAGTTCGTTTATTTTCTATTATTTTGCCAGTGATTGAATAATGCAGAGAATTCCTCGTAGTAATATTTAAAATAGTTGTTGAATCTGTGCCTTGTCTAATATTACAATTTAAACTCTCGGCATAATTTTTAAAATATTCCACTACTTCGGCTTCTTCGGTTGTAAATCCTCTACCATTTGAATGCCCATCACCCAACCAATATCCAAGTGCATATGGTTCAATATCATAGTCTTGTTTTGGAAATACAATCGGCACACGATAACCAACGAGAACGCCTCCTCGTCCGTGATATGATTTGGGCAAATTTAAATAGTCTAATACAGGTATATCAATAACCGTTCCTTTTGGTGTTTGTTTACTCACGGCGGAACTGTATTTCAATGACAATATATGACTTTCATTCACTATATATGGGTCGCCCTTGGTTGGTATGACCTTGTACATCATCTCTCTGCCACGTGCCAGAGTTAATACGTTTCTTGGAGTAGAATCATCTCCCATTATTACATCGCCGACTTTTATGTCTTGAACCATTTTTATAACACCATCATACATCAGGATTGGTGTGTTTAAACCTAAGCATTTGCCAGCGCCGCATGGAACTTGCAGTATGCCACCCGAGCCAACGAGTTCAGAACCGCTGCATATTGCTGTATTCACATATTTTGTATAAACCCCGATAATTTTTTCTTGATAATCCCGCAATGGTTTAGAAAACGTTACGTTAATATCAGCCCCTTGTGCGATTTCTGAGCGACTAGGCAGACCATAACGATTAATTCCGTAAAATCTGGGAAGATAGAATTTATTCGCATTTTCACGAAATACGGGGAACGCACTCTCCTCGTCCGAAGGATTGCCAAAATTCGCACCGATAACCTCCGGCTTTACAAAGAGTTCCTTGCGTAAATATTCTTCATCTTCTTTTAATAGCAACGATTTGGGTATAGTGTATCCCTTTTTGCCGATATAGGACGCACTACATATTTGTGTTTTATAATCGTCGGTCAACGTAAATATCGGCTTAGTTTCTTTCTTTTTATTCGGTTTGAATTTGGAAAACCGGCTCATCGTCGGCTAATGTTATTCTATACTAACAGAACATTGTATTTAGGATATTTCAATTTTGTCAATATAGTTTGTTCGTCTGAAAAATATAATACTATCTTATACTATAAATGAACGTTCCGTCAGCTATAAAGTCATTATCTAACTTAGAGATTTCCGCACTCGTTGTTTTTGCATTTTATCTTGCAATGCCTATTCATATGCCGGCTTCTGTTGCAAATATGATTGATTCGCCACTGGGAATGGCAAGCATTTTTGGTATAACTGTCTATTTGTTTTTGTATTCCAATCCTATTTTAGCCATTTTATACGTATTTGTTGCCTATGAGATGTTGCGTAGGTCTAGCAATATTACGGGACGCACCGACTTGGTTCGTTATACTCCTAGCCAAATTAAGAAGGACGCGCAAATGAAAGCCATGAACCCCATGAAAAAGACTACCCTTGAAGAAGAAGTCGTCGGACAGATGGCTCCCATCGGCCAAAGTGACCTAAGTGTATACACGTCTACGTCATTCAAGCCAATGGCCGAAAAGATTGGCAGTGCGTCTATGTACTAAATCATATAAGTAAATTATTTTATTATATGATTATTATGATGATTGTGCAGGTGCAGGAGCAGGACCAACCGAAACTTCATCCTTAATAAAATCTTCGGCTTTGCCTTTATTATCACTCCACAACCAATTATATATCCAGGTTATAAAATAAAAAAAAGCCTTAAATACCCCATTCACGACTTTCCCCAATTGGAAGTTTTTGATGTCATCACGTTCTGGGTCCTTATCCTTATACGTAATTTCTATTTTATTATATTTCATAAACGATGCATCACTTTTCTTTATATTTATCAATAATATGGACTCGAATGTGATAAATAATATCATAAATCCAATACTAGTGGTTGCATAGCTACTATCATCTCCCAACATTCCAGTTAAAAGTAAGCTCCCCCCGATGAGCAATAGTACAAAACTTATTAATAGATCGAGTACACGCATATTCCCGATTGTTCTAGAATTTACCTTCTTTGCACCAGCTTCTACCGTAGCTTTCATTGCATAACTCAATACAGTCAAGTGATATAACCCCGGCACAAACATCACTATAAGAATAGAAACCATAGCAAATACACCGAATAAATACATTGTACGCATAGCGGCTATTGCATCTTGTTTGTCTCCCTCATCACTAATAACAGGTACATTGTACCCTACTACGGTTTCAGCGGATTCGCCGGTCGGATTACAATCTATATATATCTCGTCTTCATTTGGTAACGCAACATTTGACTTTGGTACGACAACATATGATTGAGTTGGTGTCTTAGTAAATAACGATGAAATAACACTTAATCTCCTAACTTTATCTGATGCTGATTGATTGATACTAATCGGTGTAGTGAATACAAATACAGTGGATGCAGCGGGAGAACCGCTATCGTAAACAATACAACTTTCTAGTGGATCTAACGATTTATTTAAGTCAATTATTGTAGATTGTTGGTCTGTGTAAGCATTAAACAAAATCATCTTGTCTATATCATTTTCCGCACTATCGGCAGTATATTTCAGAAGAAAACATACATATATTTTCTTATTAGAACTACTTACTTGTTCGTGCTCTATAACTAACTCGCCATACTCCGCATCTTTGCCGTCTGTAATCGTGTTGATATTATTGTGTATCAATCTGGAAACGTATGATTTTTTATGATTATATACAGTGCTGGCTCCATCTACTGTATATATAAAATTTGGATTTGCAGAGCCATTGAAAAAAGTCATATTTAATGCAGTAGGAGTGGCAGTAATTTCGGACCTAATAAGCGTAACCTTTGGGTAATTATATACTATCTTATTTTCTTGTTTGACGTTAGTATTTATGTCAAATTTTGTCATGTTGTATATTATATACTATATTATACAATAATATTATTATGTTATCAACTATATCTTCTTTGTCCTAAAGGTTTGGAATATAACTGAATAAGTTATTTTCATACACGGTAACACGGAAAGTATCTTTATAACCTTCTACGTAAACTACTTCCCCATTATTTATGTCATCGCACCCATATTCATTTGTGCAGCTCTTGCCGTTCAGGCTAATTGGGAGTTTAGTATTTAAGTTGCCAGTATTCGTCATTGTATAGTACTGCCATTTATCGCGCCCACTCATTACTCGTCTTCCCATTAATGGTAGTATCATATCATCATTTGCGTTATTTCTGGTTAAAATGCCGACCTGTTGGTAATCACTATTCAGACCGCGCGTCTGAATATTTACCGGAACGCGTCCGATTGGTGGTATCCCACGAATATCACTGGTATCTGTTGGGTGATAGTATCCATTATTTTTTAGAGGAGGTGCGTATGGGTCGTTGACTGGGTCTCTATGTGCCGATATACTCATTGGGGGTAGGATAACAATACGTTCGCTAGGTTCGTGGTCGTATGGACGTGTCATTGAGGTCATCATCTTATTTCGGTTATACATAATATATGCGGCAAATAAGCCTACAATGATTAAGATAAACGTAACATTCTCAATACAAATAACCCCCGGTACACATTTTTTTGCCATATTCTATAATCTATGTGAACATTTTCTCTAACCAGAATATACATTAAAACGAAAGCGCATTGCCTATTCTATTTAATCCCTGGAACATAAGCCCGACACCACCAGTTAACAATGGAATGATTGGGCTCTTAATTGCATCGGCTGTTTTCTGAGATTTACTAACAAACGCGGTAGGTTTTAATCGCCTACAATTAAAACACGTCTCCCGTATTGATTTTGGAAAATGTATAATATGTATACCAATATTATCTATACACCATTTGTCTACATCTTCTAAAAAATCCCATAGGTCTTTCTCCCATGCACTTGCTGGCATGCCAATTAGATTTAATACAAGGATAAGAATTCGTGGCCCCATATATAGCATCTGACCCATAACGTCCATTATATAGAACAATGCACAGTATGACGCATTATTCATCATTCTCATTGCACAGTTTAGATTTGTAAATGCAAAAACCCATATTGTTTGTATAAATATAACGATCTGCACCCAAGCTAAATATATACCGACCGGGGCTTCTGCTATTTCTCTTCCTACACCTCCTACAATTTCAACGGTACCATATCCTACTTGCCCAATTGCAGCGATTGCTTTTCCAACACGTTTAATAAATCTACCTATATCGCCAAATATGCCCATCTGTTACTATAATTATGATATATATTTATGACAATATATATTATAATATAGGTCTACCGCTACCTTATTGAAATTGTGGTATTATTTATTAGACCCTCCGTTCTGTTTGGCCATATATTTTTCCGCTTGAATTAATAATGGTTCCATCGCTGCTATGCCCTCCAAAATCTTTTCTTGTACGTCTTTGAATTGCTTGTCCTCTTTGATATCGTATGGTCTTACTGTATCGTCATCACTTTTTGTTGGTTTCTTCTTAGTATCTTCTTCAATAACTTTCTCATCTCCACCTTTCTCATCTCCACCTTTCTCATCGCCAACTTTCTCATCTCCACCCTTCTCATCGCCAACTTTCTCATCTTCAACATCCTCAGCTTCATCTGATCCATTCTCGTTAACGGTATCTTTATTTTTTAACCCTTCGTGTGTGTTTTGCTTAATTCCATATTTTAATATACTAGACAATGTTAATGTTATACACAATATGACAATCATATTTTTACTAAAAAATGATACGAGGAACCCAATTAGGCCCATGGTTATTAATGCGGCTATATCTCCCCCGTTTACAAAATATAATATTTGAATGAGTGTCATTGCAAAAAAGGCATACAAGACAATTTGGTTTCTCAATAATGGCGAAAAGTTATATTTTAGACTACTGAGTTTTGGCAAGGAAATCTTTGGTAACATATTATAAATTATATGCCGAAATTAATATTATATTAATTTGTTATTATCAGTATCATTTAACTGTTCGTCACTATCTATAATATAATCGGCTGGAAGGTCACCCCCATAAATATCTAATACTTCTTTTACAACCGCTTCCCTCAATATGTCATCTTTATAAAACTCTATACTTGAAATACTTGATGAACGCTTCCCTTTAAACTTACTTAAAAAATCTTCTAAACCATTTATTTCGTTCGGACGATCATATTGTTCTAAATCTCCTGTTACTACTAAACGACTATTTTCACCTAAACGCGTCATCAACATTTTCATCTGGGAAATAGTAGAGTTCTGCATTTCATCTGCTACTATCCAGCAGTTCTTAAATGTTCGTCCTCGCATGAAACCTAATGGTGAAATTTCAATAATTTTATCCTCCATTAAACTAGTAACTTCCTTTGGACTAATAAAATTATACAAGACGTCATATATTGGTCTTACCCAAGGTGCCATTTTATCTTCTAATGTTCCGGGCAAATAACCTAAATCTTCGTCCACGCTTACTGACGGACGTGTAAATACCAGTTTCTCGTATTGTCCGGTTAAAAACATTTTTACACCATGTTCCGTAGCAAACAGTGTCTTGCCAGTGCCCGCTGGTCCAGTTGCCACAACGATTTTCTTTGATTTTTGTTTTAATAGTGTTGCATAGTAAGTCTGACTATCATTCTTTGGCTTAGTAAACTTACCCTCAAACATTGCTCGTTCATTACCAGATAAATGATGCAGGTTCTCGTAATACGCCCGTTGTTTTGCTACCCCACTTTCATTTTCAATTTCATCTCTAAACTCGTTCATCAATTCTGTATTGTTTGATTTTCTCGGTTTCCGTGAACGTTTTTTGTCTTCGTTGGGCTCTTCTCCTAATTCTAAGCTATTTTGCCTAGACCGGTTTTTCATTTACTAATATGAGATATACAGTATCAAAAGAATTCTTATATGACATACTAAACTAATTATATCACGTGCCAAATATCTCATAATAGGCCGTTTTTCTATACAAATATATGGTTTCAATCTACTGGGATATAATTTGTGGGTCGTCTACTAAGCTTATAAAAAAGGAAATAAAATCTGGCCTATATATTATTTAGACAACAATGTCCGATAATGCTGTTACTACCGAACCCCTGCTAACGCCTGACGAGAACCGCTACGTAATGTTTCCAATACAGTATAATGATGTATGGGATATGTACAAGCGGTCCATTGACTCGTTTTGGCACACTGGTGAGATATCTTTGGCGCAGGATTTAAACGACTGGGATAAGCTAACATCAGACGAACAACAATTTATTAAAATGATTTTGGCGTTTTTTTCTAGTAGTGATGCGTTAGTTACCGATAATCTGGGGACAAGATTTATGAACGAAGTACAGGTATCCGAAGCTCGTGCATTTTATGCATTCCAAATTGCAATTGAAACAATACATTCCGAAATGTATAGCATTTTGATTGATACGTACATTAAAGATAAGGACGAAAAAACGAAACTATTTCAGGCCACACAGAACTATCCGTGTATTTTAAAGAAGTTTAATTGGGCACAAAAATGGTTAAATGATAAACGCAGTAGTTTTGCTACCAGGTTGATTGCATTTGCTCTGGTAGAAGGTCTATTCTTCTCGTCTTCATTTGCGGCTATTTATTGGATAAAGAAACGAGGGTTAATGCCGGGTCTTACCTTTTCAAATGAACTTATTTCCAGAGATGAAGCGCTACATACCGAGTTTGCAATCCTGCTGTATTCCAAATTACAGAGAAGGGTGTCAAAGAAGAGATTTTATGAAATCGTCTCCGAGGCAGTGGAGATTGAAAAGGAGTTTATTACAGAGAGTATACCTTGCCGCATGATTGGCATGAACTCTAAATTAATGACACAGTATATTGAATTTGTAGCAGATCGGTTGTGTCTGCAATTGGGATATGATAAGTTGTATAAATCACAGAACCCGTTTGATTTCATGGAATTAATCAGTGTTGAATCCAAAGTCAATTTCTTTGAACGTACTAATTCCGAATATGCACTTGCAAATAAAACGGTTGATACAGATGTGTTTGACTTTAATGCTGAATTTTAGTAAATCCACATAATACATAATAACTATTGCCTTTATTATGTATACACTTTCCTAATTATAATAGGTTATTTTCGGTCTTTGTAAATTTTTAATGTCCGTGCACTCGCATCCTTTGCATTGACGTATTTTGGCATCCAGAAATAGGGTATGATTTTTCCCATTCCCGAATAATGTTTCTCAAATTGTTGCCTATAATAGAACTGTTCAGTGGTCCCTGGCAAAAGATGATCTCCGATCAGTGCCAAGTCAGGATGTATTTTTGAAATGACCGTTGAATTAGACGCCACAATGTGGTTAAAATACTCGTATTTCTCCCCCAAAGTTTCTTTTACAACCCTATCTGTATATTCTTGAATAATCTGGTACAATGACCTACTCTCAGTTGAAACGCCGTCGCTGAATGCCTCTTTTCGTCTCCACAAAACATTACTCGGTAGCAGTTGTGCATTATCGCGATTTAAAAAATGTTCTTTTGAGAAAGCCAAGCGCAATATATGTTTCTCCATTACACCGTCTTCCGTTACATATCTAAATCTATGAGGAATAGATAAAAAGTAATCCACCCAAGACCTATCTAAGAATGGTGTTCGCGGTTCCAGACCGTGTGATGAGATAGACTTATCCGACCGGAGTACATCAAATGTATGAATATCTTTCAGTAACCGTCTGCATTCTCTATCAAACTCAATCCCGTCACCCGCATATTTCATGTATAAATATCCCCCGATCAGCTCATCTGAGCCATCTCCATTAAAAATAACCTTTGCTGTGCTATGTTCGGAAATATATTTCCCTAATAGCCAGTTACCAATACTCGCCCGAACAGTAGTCGTATCGTAGCTTTCAATACTAGCAATCACTTCTGGTATCGCATTCAAAAAGTCGTCTTCCGTAAGTATAACAGTAGTATGTTTGGTTCCAAGATATTCAGCAACTTCCTTTGCATATTCTAAATCAGTGGCTCCTTCCAGTCCAATACTATACGTTTCTAGTTGAGGTAAGTTATGTTCCTTATGGTATTCATTCACTAATGCGGCGATTAAACTACTATCAAGACCCCCAGATAGTAAACATGCAATTGGTCTATCAGTTGTACAACATCTCTTTCTTACTGCATTAGTTAAATACTTCTGTACGTTTTGAATAACGTCGGTCATCTCGTGTTTGTCCTCGTACATGATACTGCGAAATCCGGGTTTATGATATGTAATTTGTTCTTTACATGACCAATGTGAATGTAATCCAAATGGCATAATAAAACTCATATAGGTTCCTGGTGCAAACTGTTCAATTGTATATTTATTATGTCTAACTACATCACCGTTCTGAAATCGCTCCCTACGCGTAAGTTTACTTAGGTTGGTATATATGCCGTACAACACTTTCATTTCACTCGCAAATGCAAATCTATATGATTGCTTCAATTTATTTTGTTTTGTATTTTTTGGTTTGATCAAATATAACGGACGGACGCCATATTGGTCACGAGCAACATATAGTTTGCAGTCTCCACCATAACAACGATTGTCTAGTAGGGAAAATGCAAACTCTCCGTCTAACATTTGTAATGTTTGTTCAATTCCATATTTAATATATAAATGAATGATTACTTCACAATCTGAACCAGTGTGTGGTTTTACTCCCATCATCTCATATAATTCCTTATAATTATAGATCTCTCCGTTACATATCAATACAACGTCATTAATACAGATTGGTTGATTTGATTCTGGATTTAGACCATTGATTGCCAAACGATGAAACCCGAATAGTGTATTTAACATAACTGATCGCAATGAAGAAAACTCTGGCCCCCGCTTTTGACCCTTGCTAAACTGCTCCTCTATGAATGAATGCGGTAATTCATCCGTGCTACCGTCCGAATTAAGCAATGTAAAAATTCCACACATGTTATCTTGCTAATGATTATATTAAAAAATCTTTATATTTGTATTTTATTCATTATGAATATATTTTGATATAATATACAATATTAACGATGATGATGTTTAAAGATATAGATAATATACCGAATGTTTCGGGTTTAAACACTAACGTCTCGCCTAGTTTAGGCAATAGTAACGCGGTCGGCACATCTGATCCAATGCCTCGGTGCGGTTGCAAATCCAATGTGGCGACAGTATCTAATTCAACTCTCACTATGCTGCCGTTCTCCATTACGTCAGACAATAATTCTAAATATTATAGTGCTATGAATATACCCCCAACTACATATGGGGCGGTATTTGACGAGATCGGATACGGGGCTGATGATAGCGATATAGATGAAGATGACAGAGCCGACCGCACGAAAGTTGATCTAAATGTAACATTTGATTACATGACACACGTATACATGAGTTCAATTGCAGTAATTGGACTATATGCATTATATCGTCTTATCAATAAAACCCGTTAAAAATATGTTAGTGAGAGAACCTATCATATTTTTGTCAGATATTTACCGAAATAATTTACAAATACAAAGTAACGTCTGTTCATACAGCTTCTGTCTACTTGCCTCCCGTTTCATAGCAAGTAATTGCAATTTTCTTCTCTTTTCTTCCACCTGCTGTTGTATTTTATCTAGACGTGCCTGTTGTCTAACACGCTTCTGCTCTGTTTTCTCTTGTTTAGCGTTCTCTCTTTCTTTCTTTTGCGTAAGTTTAAACATACGCTCTTCCTCTTTTGCTTTTTGTTGAGCAATTTTTTGTTGTTTTGAGCGTTCTCGCTTTTCTTCCATTTCTCTTTGCAAAATCTGTTTTCGCTGAATGTTCTCCTCTCGCTCGTGTATTCTTGCTATTGCTTGTGCCTCTTTTTCCAACTTGGCTTGTTGTCTCTCTTGTTGCCTCAACTGTTTCTCCTCTTCTCTTATGCGTAAAATATCCGCGCGTTCCGTCGCGGCACGTTGCTGTTCCACCTCCTTTTCAGCCTGTAATATGCGACGTTCTTCTTCTATTTCAATCTGTCTCTGAGCCATTTTCACAATCCGTGCCTGTTCTCTTTCTAGATTGAGTTGTTGTTGTTCTGCCTCACGTCTTTGACGGGCCCTGATACACGTTCGTTTGTAGACGTTACTCGCCAATATGAGTTGAAACGCTACCTTGCGAATATAGTAGTTGAATTCTCGGTCTCGTACATCTGTATTCTGTAAAACAGTTAGCGACAATTGCAATCGGGTTTTGACTGAACCGATGTCTTGTGTGCGTAAATTGTCTATCATATCATAGACTGGGTGTGGCGTCTTAATCAGTTGTGGTTCTCCTGAAACGTTTGTGATAGAAACTTGTGTGTAGCCATAGATCGTAGTCTGGGGTAGTCTATTAACAAATGTGGGGTTCAACTGCCATCGGCGTGAACGCTCATTGTATTGGAATAGTTTACATAAATATCCTTGGCGGTAGATAACAGATAATTCCTTTTCAGTGAACCATTCAAATATATCGTTCCACTCATTTTCATCGTCATCGCGTCGTTGACCTAGACGTTGCATCGTTGGATATCGATCCATTATGACAGACAGTTTGGTGTCAAAGTCAATCAGGTTATAGACCTCTCGTTGTAATTCATACGGCAATTTACTAACTGCGTTCAACACTCCCCCTGTCCAGTATAATTGGCAACAAACCGCCATTATTCTTCTTTAATAGAAGTGTATATAAGTTACTATTTATTGCTTTGTAAAAAGCTTTTCAATTTTTTACAAAATGGTAACATGTTTTGACTACGCGTGGTATCATTTCAAATTGGTTTATTTGTATGCACAATATCCCAGTACAACAATTGTAAGTAAATGGACAAATAGTATGTGTGTAAACGTTGACCTATATGTTAACAAGCAACACTCGCAATAGATTGACTAAATGCTAAAATAGAATTTATATAATATTTGTATACACCCATATCTAGAACTGCATGTTGGTACTAATATATTATCGTCCATTATATAATATATTATAGCATTTATCTATCCCCCTTATAGTTTATAACGCTTGTATAATTCAAGTGCGACCAGTCCACCGAATACCTGTGCCATGCAATATGGTAAAATCTCGGTTGTTGATATTTTGCCGGCTGACGCCATAGCAATCGTTACTGCCGGGTTAATATGTCCACCAGATATATCTCCGGTCAACACGATCACTAGTGCTAGTGCAGCACCTATGGCTAGGGGATTGCCAGTAGCTAAGATAACATAAATGAAAAATGCCGTTCCCAAGAACTCGACTAAATAGTTGTAATACATTCTATATATATGCTTACGAAATTATTTAATGAAATAGAGTAGGATATTTATTCGGAACAATGGTAGTTGTTGGAACCGCAGGCGCATATCTGGGCGTAATAGGGTTAAATGTCTGGGCATTCTTCTTTGGTGGGGCAACTGCCCCACCTGCACGCGCACGACGCAATGCATCATTCGTTGTATTTACATCTTTATACGTTGTGAACGATAACACGTTTGGACTGACATTTATACTGCCTTTTCCTACCGCTGCAATACGTCGTCGTCTAGCTATATCTGACGCATCTCTTACTGCCGGCATCCATTTTTTAGTTGGTTCAATTGGCTCCGGTAAAGTATCTATATACATCTTCCTTCCCATTTGAAAGCTACTCGCATTATCACTTGTAATATCTTTTTGAGGCATAGCCTTATCACCACTCAATGCCCCATTATTTGTGTTTTGTAAACTAAACATCATTTTATACATCTGGTTCTATAACGATTATAGTATATGGTTATAGAATATTTAACCTCTAACGCGCATTAAGGCTACATATGATCCATTGGACTGATCACCGCCATTCTTTGCATCATTATAGTTACGGTTCGTCGCCTGCTGCTTCTTGAACTTAATGTAATCAGACGAGTCGGATACAAACCTGGGATTACAGTTTGATGCTTCTACACCAGTGTTATCACAATTAGATATGATTGAACCAATGCGCCCCCTCATTCCCGGCTTACTTGCGTTGACCTGGTTTGGGCCCCCACATACATAATTCTGACGAGCCAAAAAATCACCTAAATTGTTTACGGCTCTAAATGGCGTAATAACACGATCTTTTCCGTTTACGGTTCCAGATGCATATCTGGTGTTCCACGCACTACGCAACACACGTCTTGACATGGTCTGTTCGCTATCCTTATAATTCGTCACTGTTTGTTTTCCAGAGTATCCATTGAATGGACCGCCTAAGATTGATGACATGCTTATATTATACCATAACCATATATTTTCTTTCTCAGATATATAAAAATATATGTAATAAAAACTGTGGTGTATATATAACAATATGGATATTGACAATGATAATCTTGAAAATACAATTGACGTTACACCTTCTAATAGGGCAATTGATAAACTCACTCTTGAATTATTAATGAATAAATCCCATTACAAGCGATATATTGCTAATGCTGATCCAGAAAAACACGCGGAAATGGTCAAGCATAATCATTTGGTTACTAAATACAAATTTAAGATCATTGAACTTACCAATAATTTATTGTCTGATCCAACGAAACAAATTACTACTGATGTAAACGAAGCATTTGCCGGATACATAAAAACGCTCCTAATGTATTTCCAAATGAAAGATTTGGAAAACGCCGCAACAAATCGCTCTGATGACGAAGATATATTGTTCGGTGATATAGACGATGCAGAAACAGAATGTGATACGAATGAAACAGTTAATATTGAACCCCTGATGAAATCGTTCTGGGGAGGAAACCAGGTATTAAAACAGAAGGCTAAGTCTAATCAATTATTTTAGCAGACTGAATTATAAATATATAATATATAACCGAGAACCTAAATGAAACAGGTACGTAAAAATGCTAAAACTCGCAGGGTTATATTGTCAAATCGGCGCAGACAAACTAAACGCTCTATGCCCGGTACAACCCCGACAAGTTTCACTAAAATGAATTGTAGTCCCGCAGTCAAAGGGTTAACCCCTGTTAAAGATAGTTGCATAACGATACCAATTTTAATACAGCTAAGAGATTACTATAATAATAATTACCCTAATTCTAGAATTACATCGGATGAACCAAATGTAATATGGAAAGAGTTAAAAGACAACATGGAAAAGACGAAACAATGTTATAAGGAAGATTGTTGGTTAAATTTAATTGATATATATAACCAGCGCAAAACGATTGATGATTATTTATTTGCGCCTGACCAACCCGCTAGTTGGAAAAAAAATCCTCATGCTTGGCTAAATACAACTGATATATATAAAGTTCTCCGTCAATACGAGTACAGATACCCCAACTTTTGCACCATACGGCCTACACCTATTGATTTTGATACCAAGGTTGGTGGTTATAACGAATCTAGTTGTGTAACCGATGAATTATGCAAATTTGACGTGAATGAACAACTTTCTCTGAAAAAAACCAAAATTGGTATCGTATTTAATTTAGACGAACACGACGAGCCCGGTTCTCATTGGGTGTCATTGTATATTGACCTTGACGACAACTTTGCATTTTATATGGATAGTGCAGGAGATAGTACACCTACTGAAATTAAGAAATTAGTTGAACGTATACAAGAGCAATGTTCAATGGTAAATAAAAAAATCAAATTTTATGAGAACCACCCAATGCAACACCAGTATGGCAATACCGAATGTGGTGTTTATTCATTATTCTTCATTATTACAATGCTAACCGGAGAAACCGACCTGCATAAGTTTAAATCCGTCAAACAGAAGATCAACTTTTTCAAGAATAAACGTATTCCAGACAAGTATATTAGTAAATTTCGTGAGTTATATTTTAATGCATAAATATATAGACTTAATATAATATAATACATAAAATGAATACAATTTTTTCAAAATTCCCGGTTGATGCCACTGCTAAGACTGCTAGTGCTAAGACTGATGCTATTACTGGTGCTAATGCTGCTACTGATGCTCCTAATGCTAAGGCTGCTACTGATGATAATGCTAATACTATTGCTGCTAATGCTGGTGCTAATGCTGGTGCTCCTAATGCTAAGGCTGCTACTACTGGTATTACTCCTATTGCTGATAATACTACTGGTATTACTGGCGCTAAGGCTCCTACTGCTGCCAATGCTGCTGCTACTGCCAATCCTGATGATGCTGCTACTGCCAATCCTGATGATGCTGATGATGCTGATGCTGAAAGTGAATTGACTAGTTATAAGAAAGGTGAGGAAGAGGAAGATGAAGATGAAGACGAGGAAGATGAGGAGGACGAGGAAGATGAAGATGATGAAGATGATGAAGATGAGGAAGCGGAAAATGAAGACAATGAAGGGCCAGGTGCTCCTGGTCCGGCTGATCCAGAAGAAGTTAACGATAGTGGCGTATCAAGTAAGAACGATGATATATTACAAATTATATTATCTACTATTATTGATAAATTTAGTGATCTTAATGACGACCCAGACAAGGCATTAAAACTTGTTAATAAAATAACATTTGATTCGTCAAAATTGACCCATGGAAATACGGGAAGACTAGTAGACATAAATTTAACAGTTTTATCACAATTTTTAAAAAAATATGTTCATAATGATGTTACTGACCTAGATAAATCTTTTCTTCCGAGTTACAATACTACTATAAACACATCTCTGGCTCACCCTGCGATAGAAACTACGCCGACTGGTAATGCACCAGCTAGTGGAATAATAGTTAATAGTGGGTCCAATAACATTGACGATGGCAAGATGACACCACATAGAATGACAGGCGCATTATTAAGTCTATTTGAAGAAAAAAACCGATTGTTTCTTACGTCTGGTAATCTAGGCACTCCGGATAATAACTATTACCGAATCGCAAATGACCCAATAACCATACCTCGCGATTCGCGTAATCCACTTCTAAATTCTTGTTTCAGTGGAACGGGCCAACTAGATGCAGTAGAATTTTTACAATATATACTTGAAAATTTACCAGACGATATCAAAACGTTTAACATAACATATAACCCATCACTTAGTACAGGGACGGGTCCGGTTACAGAAGATGAAGTAAGGCAAATTGGAGATAGATTTAATGCAAAACATTTCATTAGACTAGCCGTGACAACCGAGCCAGAAAAGAGTATAATAAACCAAATTTCTAATATTGACAATGTTATATTCAGCAATAATGATCGGGATATTCTACCAAATTTCCAGCTCAATAGCGAGTACGTTATATTTACAGTGCAACCGATCATTAATGATCAGAACGAGATTGTATATGAAGGCGAAAAAGACCGAGAAGGAAACGTTGTGCCAAACGGACATTATATAGCTCCAATTACGTTTACATACAATCATAATTTCATGAATAGTTCGTATAAGTGCGAGGGTCTCGTATTAAAATATGGCAAAACCCACGATACTGGACATTATATATATTTACGTCAACAAGATGTTAATAACGATTTAAGTCAACACGATGTGCTAATATATAACGATAAGAAGATATCTATACTAGATTTTAATGAAGTAAACAAAAATATTACCAATAATCTCAACATCGCAGAGGCAATGCCAGCTGGAAAATGTGTTCCAATAATACTAATATACAAAAAGGTTCCCCCGATACTTGTCAACCAACCACCACTTGCACAATCTGTTGCACCACCACTTGCACCCACAGATCAAACTGGAAAAAAACGTGCTTCCCCTCTCATTCGGTTTAATGTAGGTTTAGACAACACCCAAAATACGTGTGCTATAAATGCTGTTATTCAATCTTTATGGTACAATGACGAATTATATGAAGCATTACAACAATTTATATTAGATGATATTGTAGTCCAATACAATGAAGCGTCTATGCAGAGCGCCACCGAAATAAAACACGGTGGACGAACTAGACGCACTACGCGAAGAAAGTCTATGAATAAAATAAAACGACCCAACCCAAAAACAACAAAAACAAAAACGTAAACAATAAAGATATAAACATATGACGTTATGTTCACTATATAATGTCATTATTGGTCCATCCAGAGAACCAAAAGCTGTTATGGGATATAATCAACAATAACCCTTTTGTAATCCAATTTTTTCAAAATAATACTCAATTTAAGAAAGAGGTATGGTTTAGATCCACGATGGAGCATTTTTATAACACATATAAGGGCCGACAAATTGATAAGCCGGAACTAAACCAATTGAACAAAGAGGTTCTAGCGTACATGATACAAGGTTTACATAATATGCTTGCTCAGACGGTTGCACAAAAATCTGAACCGGTTATTCCACCCGTACCAATCAACGCATCTTACAGTAATAATATTTCCACTCCACCCATTCCAGAAAATAACAGAGAAGAACAGTATAAACAGCAGTTTATGCAAAAACAACAGGAATATAAATCTATGTTTGATAAAACGACGCCTGCTGCATTGGATTTTAGTGAAAAGGATAAGGATGTTGCAATTTCAAATATGGACGAATTAATTAAGAAACAAATACTGGAACGAAATACGTACTTAAATGTCCACCCACCACCAATACAAGCTACCTTACCTATTCAACCAAGGGTTGTGCAAGAAAATATTCAACTTGTACCCGATGAAACACCCAATAAAAAAAATAATATACTATGGTCAGATGAAGTAAGTTCAACACAGGTGTTAGATTTATTACGAGAACAACGGTCTGAAATATCCTCATTAAAATCAATGATTTTAGAATTATCAAACCGGCTATCTACGACAAATTATGGAGTTGTTCCTGTCTTGAATGCACAACAAGAACAACCTCAACCGAACACTGTAAATAGAAATGACGGCAAGGTAATCGTGGAAACTGTGGAAAGTGATAGCGACTAGGCAAATAATAAATTATGTAAAAACCGACATAGACATTTCTTTACGGTATTTGTAAATATGGAATTGTTTACAAATACATTATGTATTAATCTGGCCAGTCGCACAGACCGAATGGAACATGTTCTCTCCGAGTTCAATAAATTCGGACTGATCCCTGAAAGAGTAGATGCAGTGAAAATGGCAGCCGGAGCCATTGGTTGTACTCTTAGTCATATTAAATGTCTAGAAATAGCCAAGTCCCGTGATTTGGAACACGTTTTCATATGCGAAGATGATATTACGTTCTTAAAACCAGAATTATTACAAGAGAACCTGACCAAATTCCATAACAATAAAGAGATACAATGGGACATTTTGATTATTGGCGGTAATAATTGCCCGCCATTTCAGACTGTAACAGATTACTGTTCTCGTATCTTCAATTGTCAAACCACAACCGGGTATATCGTGAAAAGATGTATGTATGACGTTCTCCTGAATAATTTTAAAACTGGATTAAATCTTCTGCTAAAAAATCCAACCAATAAACGAGAATATGCAATTGATATGTACTGGAAGCGCTTACAAACACAATACTTTTGGTATATAATTACACCGCTCACTACCATTCAATATGAAAATTATAGTGATGTTGAACAACAGAATGTGAATTATAGCAACTTAATGTTAGATATGAACAAGGAATGGTTGATGCAGCGTAATAAAATGAAATTTACATAGAACCTGCTGACAGAGACCCCCGATAATGAACCGTGTATTACAACCTTCGCTTGTCAACATAGAAAGACGGATTATTATTATTGCGAATATGCATATTTTCCATTGTCATTGTAAAGATAGGCTTACCTGTGCGATAAAAAATATCTAACTGTTTTTGACGCCAATTCTCTTGTTTTTGTAGTATTTTTTGTTGTTCTTCACGTGTTGTAAATAGGTAATGTTTCCACATTATGATATAATATATATTATTGTATCATATTTCTACATTGTTTATCATTCAAATATCAATTTACAACAGCGACGATTTACATAGAACTGTTAAGTTAACCTTAAAAATTGGGAAAGTACTGCCTTGTTTTTTTCGGCATATTGTATCGTTTGCAAATGCGACGAGTGTTCCTTGTTCATCATTCGTTCTCTATATTCGCGTTCTTTTAATGATAACATTCGCTCAGCTTCTGGTTTTTCTAATGGGGTCAACGATTGATTACCGCGTTCTCGCATAAAATGATCTACCGATGAATACTGTTTTACATTATTAAAATCTCGTTCACTTACTGCAAGTACGGTTTCATTCTTATGTACTTTTCGCAAATCATCAAATTTTAATTTGCTAAACGGATCACTTGTAACATATGTCTCGTCGTCTTCCTCTTCGTCGTATAAATTGCTCCCACTGTTTGCTACTAAATTATTTACACCTGTATATCTCACCAGGCCAGATTGTTTTTCTTTGATTTTATCAAATATTTGACCCATATTTTTTGCATTTACGTCTTCTATGTTCTCGTATACCGCTTCTTCCTTTGAGAACCATTCATTGCGAGCTCCGTTCGTCTTTTTAACCATATTGTTCTCAAAGAGTGTATTGAACTTTTCTTGGAATTCTCGTTTATCCAATTCATTTATAGCAGATTTGATTTGTTTGGTAGTGTTTTTACCCGTGTCTGATATAGACGTGGGTACATATGTTGTATTTTCGGCTGTTGGGTTTTGGGTTTGTTTGTTTTGATTTTTATAGAAATTAACCACGATATCAAACGCTTTTTTGTAAAACAGAAAAAACTCAGCAGGTAGCTTTGACTTATCCGGGTGTGTCATCAATACCTTTTTCTTTGCTCGTTTTAAATCGTCCATGTTTATGTTATAATCAGTATCAAATAATGCCAATAGATCTTTAAGCGAATACATATGTATATCTAAATTGTATCCGTTATTAGTTGCTGACATGTATAATATAACATTCTAGTATATTGTTTTACCTACTTTGTCCGAAAACAAGATAAAAACCTAATATGTTATATTATATTATACCAAATGTCACTTCCTATCATTACTAATCTATGCGACCGAAAGCAATTCGCTGAACTTCTTCAAGTCAACCCCGGGTTGATTATTATCAAGTTTGGAGCAGACTGGTGTGGTCCATGTCGTTTAATTGAGCAAGATGTGATATCTGGATTTCGGTCTATGCCTAACAATGTGCAGTGTGTCATAGTAGACATTGATGTAAGTGTAGACCTATATGCGTATTTAAGAATGAAGAAGATGGTCAATGGCGTTCCGGTACTATTATGCTATAAAAAAGGGAATTTGAGCTTTGTTCCAGACGAGGCAATTGGAGGTCCGGATAGTTTAAAACTACGAAGTTTCTTTCGGTCGTGTCTAGAACACCTAGATTAGAATAAGCATTTCATTTATTTGGTGTAAATTCCAAATTATTTCTAGAAATAAACCGGTCTCTTAATGACATTGACATTCTATATTTATCAATGCCATACCCAGCGATGTCGTATATTTTATCCCAAAAATTGGTCTCGTTGTAATCGCGAATTTGTATCTTTGTCGTCGGATTTGCCTCTATTTCATCTAATATATGTTCAAGTTTATTCGTTGCCATGTAGTTATGTCTATATAACTTGTAACAGTATACGTAGTTATATAATGCGCGCCTATATCCAAACCAGTCATAGAAACACTCTGAATAAAATCGGTTTTGTTCCAAGTCTAATACACGTTGTATTGCTATTGGTATAATATTCGCGGACATTCGTTCAAAGTCGTTGGGCATATTTAGATACTTTATGAAATTGCATACCATTAAGTTCTCTTTGGATATATTTAACCGGGACGTAAATTCCATTAAACGCTCCATAAAACTGGTTACAAATGTCTCTGTACAATAACTGTTACATAATATAATATGTGTTCCGGCGGTTTCATACATTTGTAATAAGTTATTGTTCTCTATTTGGTTATGTTTATTATGAAAGTCGTCTATGACAATTATAAGGGTTTGGTCATCGTTGTAACTCTCCTTTGCTTGCAAGAAGCCCGGCATCATTTGATATAGTGAATTTGTTTGTTGTTGTGTTTTATCACCAAACTCTACCGTTGGTGCATTGTATTTACTACCAAACGACACATATATCTTATTTAATGGACTTAATGCATTGTTTTTTATATTATTTGCAATTACAAACACGTCTAATGCGTTTGTAGGAGATAAGGTTGAAATATATGTCATTCCGCTGCTCATTATTTGGATAAAATATGTTACTTATTCTGTAATATGTAATATATTTTCAATTTTCTATTTGCTAATTTTTTTATGTATTGTTTGTTTTCGTTTATTCTTTCTCAGTTTTTTGTCTGTTCGTTTCGTCTTACGCGTCTTCCCGCCCGCCTTTTCGTATAATTTAGATGACGGTTCTGGTTCCTGTATTGACACCAGTTCTGCCTGTGCTGGTTCCGGTTCTGGTTCCGGAACTGGTTCCAGTTCCGGTGCTTCCGGTTCATCGGTAGACTTACTATTAAATATATTGAGTGATGGCAAATTACTTGTTGCAGAACTGATTAATCCATCATCACTAACTATATTGGCATTTTCATCTATGTCCATAACGGTTGTATATGCTAAGACTAGTGCGGTAATTCCAGCGAATACATAGTTTATTGCTGGTATCGGTGCTTCGCGCATCTATTATTTATTAGTTATATTAAGCGTATATTTTTTGTATTTAAATTAATGTCATTAATGTCATTAATTCCTAAATAATATGCTTCCTAGTTCTGCGCTTCCAATCGTGTGCGAATGGCAGCAAACTTATTCGTCCATCTATCCTTATTTTGTTGGGATACGGTCGCATTTAAATGTCGTTCATATTGTTCCGGACAATCAAAAAACATTGTTTTCGTTTCACTACCAAAATCTCCGGTTGCAAAGCATACTTTAAAGAATAGATCTTCGTAAATTGAGCCTACGCGGCAAGCATTATTTGTCGCCCCAGTGATAGCATCTCGGATATATGCACCCGGAGTAGTGCGTGTGGAATATACACCCACACGTTCGTCTGCTGTTCCACCATAACGTCTCATCTTGTGATATAGTTTATCAGTCATCAGATATGCGTCCATTGCATTTCTGTTATTCTTTCGTGTAGGTGCGACATCTGACGTAACACTACTTTCACTGGCCAGAGTATAATCGTCCTGTTTATATGCTGGTTGGTATTCCTGGCATTCACTTAATACAGATACGTCGTCGGTTTCAGTCATTTAGAAGGTATTGGTTGGGAAAGCCCTAAATATATAGCGTCTGCTAATTATACATTCATTGTACTTTCATCTTTATATTATTTTTTATTAGTTTACAGCTCGCGATAAAAGTACAGTGTATAATGTATACAACAGCTAAATCATGCTTGGAGAGGACAGTTCATTACAAACTATTAAAGATAAATTCTTACACCAAACAAGACGTGTTACCACTGACGCCAATGCACAAGTAAGTTTGTTAGGTATTCCGGACAATATAACTGACGATAATGTAGTTGGTGAAAATGAAGCCATTAACAATCACTCATATACATATCTTACCGATGATCCCTTATCTAGGATAGTCAATTATGATATAGATAATCACCCGCCGCTATTCGTGTGCATGTATACACAACATTATGATTTAACACTTCCATATATCAAATATTATCTTGTCCAGCGGGGGAATTACCTAATGTTTCCAGAAGCGAGTAATATTAGCAACCCGAACACGCACGAAGGAGTGGAAATAAATGAACAAGGTAAATCAATGGAAACAGAGAATACTGAACTGCCCAAAGAAAATGAAGAACTGCCCGAAGAAAATACAGATATTATTAATGAATCTCAACCTGTGCTGCTGCCCGAATTAAAACTCGTTAACCCGGGTAATACACAAGTACCAGAAAACGAGGACTTCTTTTATGAACAATGTTCTCAATATATAAAAAAATATATGGAAACAGACGATGAACTATCCGTAGAGTGTTACAAAGGATATGTTGAACACGATGGTAATATTTATTTATTTGTAGATGTAACTGATACGCATTTTAATGGAGAATTTGACAATGTTCTCGTACCATGCATTATTGATGAAATCATAAACACAAAACGAGTAGATGAGTTATTAATCGGAGAACCAATAACCGAACTGTTTGTAAAAAATGCGGTATTAACCTACTTTTATAATGATGCAACAAATAAACCGTTAGGTTATCCGATATGTGTATACGTATGTGAAAATATAGACGACACTAACACTTATAAGAATTCTAAGCTTGCCGAGCAATCATCTATCTCTATGGTTACTAATCATATACATCACCCAGTAGTTGGAAGAACCTATTTGTTTACAACGGTAAAGTTAAACTCATACGAGAACCCGGTTGTGAAACGATACACGTTGTTCCATCAAGACGCGACATACGTATTACACGAGCCATTTATTAAAACAGAATATGAATTAATTGTGGATAATGAATGCGTATGTTTCTTATCAGACGGCATTGAATATTGGTCTGTAAAAAATGTCTCGTTGTTCTCCGAAATATAACAATATTTAGTTTGGTCAATAAATAAAATATTGTTATGCCGTATCGTCTTGTGCATATGTCTCTAAAAACTTGCTCATTGTATTTGCACCCATTTCGTTTTCAAAGTTCTCTTTCAACTCATCTTCGGTTGGTTTTCTGAAATATATATTCATATAACCAGTTATATATGCATTAATGTTGGCAACTTGCTCGTTGAATACTGTATCTTGTATTTTGCGTGACTGTGCTGCTCGTTCTACGTTCTCCAATTTTACTCTTACACTAGCTTGCTGCATCTCAATATGACGGTTTAATTCAGCTTCCTTCTCTTGTAATAATTGTTTCTGTTCTAATATAAATTTATCTCTTGTGCGGATTGCCGCATCATCTCTCGTATCAGATAAGTCATTTGATAGCGAAATGAGCTCCTCATACCATTTGTTACGAGTTTCATCAACACTCACGATGGTATCACATATATCTGGTTTTCTTAGTTTATCAAAATGTATTCTCTTATCGGTCCCCGGCTTTCCACTGAATTTAGCTATAAACTCATCAATCACGTTGTCGCCAATAGATGGGCTCGTCTCCATCAATCGGTCAAACTCTTGGCGGCATAACTTCAAAAAATGACCGGCTTGGTCTCTTTCCGCGGGTTTCTTAGCAAGTTCGATGCGTATATTACGGGCAAATTTATCCCAAGATATAGCCGATACACGGTGCGCCTCATTCAGTTCGGATATCTTTAAATATTGCTGAATTGTTGTTAAGATGCCAATGAAAATATTAATGCTACCGATTATTGCCGGTGCATAGGAACGGATGTGTACAGGGAAACTCTCTTGCGCAAATGATGCAGTTCCGCTTATAGTAGAAAATACAATCGCTGGTATAGTAAACCAAGCGTGCATAGTCGATAGTTTTGCGTGACATCGGTAATTTAACCACTTATAACACTGTGCTACGTCACACCATTCTATCATTATTTTTTCATTATCAGGCGACCATTCTACTTGCATTAAATTACTGTCGCTACTTCCAGTAAGAGATTTGTTATCAATTGCCCCATTGCTAGGGGGGTCTACTGGACTATCTAAACATAGTTTGTCCGGTGCTTTTTTGTCTGTCATGAATAATTATATAATAAACTTATAAAATAAAATACATCGGTACTATTGTAAATACTACCGGTGTAGACTATACACAAAATATTACGCATTAGATTTTGGAATATTATCTGTCTGCACTTCTTCAACTAGTTCTATTCTCACCTGTTCAATTACATTTAAGTTTGCTGAACTGTTATATTGCGATATAGTCCCTGTATTGTCATCATCGTCAACATTAAAGAAATCATTACTTGATTCTTTGTTGTCAATGTCATCAATTGAACATAATGTATCTACATTGAGGTTTGCTTCAATATCGCCATCAAACTCCTGTAATTTCACCATCAACCGTTTTAGGTGTTTCTGTTGAGATATATGGAAAAAGGCAAGGTAGTTCAAATATAGACTTATCTGTTGCTTCACCAGTAAGTTCTCAAATTCCATTGTATTTAAAAAATTAGAGATAGAGAACCCGACCTTATTCTTTGCATTATAATTGCGTATGCTATGTTCATTTGTTTCGCACCTTGTTTGAAGATGCTTAATAAATACAAGTATTGTTGCATGTAACGACTTAATATCGTCTAAATTATATTCTACATAAGGTTCCAAGTCCTTATATGGGGTAAATGTGCGCATATCTAAATGTTCAATATCTAGTTCTTCCGCATTGTCTTTCATATATGTCGTAATTATGTTATATAGTTTGTAGTAATCACAATACATACGATTATTTAACAATGTACGGTGTTTGTCTAGGTTCTCCATCTCAATAGAATATGTCTTATATTGAAAGAAAAATGTATCAAGGCAGAACAAGTACATCTTCTTTGTATTCTTTTTTGTCATTTCCCCGTATGCAGTTTTTAAATGATTTAGTTTTACAGAGATTGTTTGTTTTAACTTCTGTATTTCGTCCTTCAAAACCCATATGTTTTGAAAATTGTGTTGTAATCTGGTTAATTCAGATGTTTGTGTATATGACATTTCGCGAACTATATAAACTACACTTATAAAAAAAACACACACATACAATTTTTTATTCGGGGGGGGGCTTTTTTGCTAGAATATTATAGCTTAACTGGCAAGAAGGGGGGGTGCCAGAAGTCATATTTGGCGTCCCACATGTTAAACACGTTTGTTTGTAAATTGGCCTCGTAGTCAAAATCGTCTAATACCTCTTCCCGAGGTTCTTCTACATAGCCAATCGCCTTGGCTACACTCATATAAATCTCATGTGTTACCGGAAGAATTGACGACTTACTTGTTCGTTCCGTTTTTGGAACGTGTTTCTTGATTTCCCAGTAATAACCAGCCTCTTCGTCGTATACCAAATTGATAGACGATTTCTGGTTCAAATCTGCGAGAACACGCTTGGCGGCGGGAGTATTGTATAACTCTATTTCTAAAAACGCGAAATAATACACATTGTTGTTCTCGTTTACTTTGCGATGCATGTCAATGTAATATACATCACCGATGGATAGCCGATCAAATGTGTGGGTTAGCATCTTTTGGGTGACCCCGCTGAGGATACGGGGAATGTACATCTTGACTACTTGTTTCTGCATTCTATTCTTGACTTTGTAATAACGTAGATACGTCGGAAGATTGTAATTATAAGGTCACATAAAAAGCTTTCAATTTTTTAGCATATTATATTTTATGCTACAAACGAGTTAAATAAATCGCCAGTTGTAATCATATTATGGAAAACACAACTATTCCTACTAACTTTACCTCGCTTATTTACGACTTTACAAAGGACTTAAATGCTACTTTCCCCGAATATGTTCATTTATGGAACGATATGGTTTATCCTGTGTTGCCAGAGGACCTATTGTTAAGTATATTTGAACACTGCAAGAAAGTGTATCCAGAACGTTTCTTTGATATCTTATATCAAAACGACGATATATTTTCTTCCGAAAGTCAAGTAAATGTAGAATTCTTACCACACGTTGATTTCAAACTTTTATATAATACAGAGGGATTGAGTGACAATACGAAGAAAACTATTTGGAAGTATCTACAACTAATGTTGTTTACGGTAATCGGCGATGTTAAAAACAAAGACAACTTCGGGGAGACGATGAATATGTTTGATGGCATAGATGAAAAGGAATTACACACGAAATTAAGTGAAACCATGAGTGGGTTGACCGACTTTTTTAAGAAAATGGACGATACACCTGCCGAGGCGAAGCCAGATGAAAATACAGAGGATTTTAAAAACGTGTTTGATAAAATGGACGGAATGCCAAACATGAATAATATCCAGGACCATTTAAAAACTTTGTTCAACGGAAAGATTGGTTCACTTGCGAAGGAAATGGCAGAAGAAATTTCCGGAGAATTTGCCGACTTAATTGGTGAAGATGCCGGAAATGCAGAGAACCCACAAGACGTTATTAAGGCATTGATGCAAAACCCAAAGAAGATTATGGATTTAATGAAGTCAGTCGGTGGCAAACTAGATGCCAAGATGAAAAGCGGGGAAATCTCACGTGAGGAAATTATGAAGGAGGCGGGCGATCTAGTTAATCAAATGAAGGGAATGGGGGGCAATGATGAACTTAATAATATGTTTAAAAAAATGGCAAAGGGCATGGGTGGCCTTAGTGGACTTGCCTCGGCAATGGGCGGCAACGGAGGTGGGGGTGGG